TTCACAAGTATCCCATCAAAATTATATACACCTATGTTTAGTTTTGACCAAGGGAACTGGAAAGTAAACTTTGGTGCAAGAGGAAGTTTCAAGTACACCCCACCTTCAGGATTTAAGGCTCTATGTACCCAAAACCTCGACGATACATTCTCAGGTGATAATTTAAATAACCCTAGTAAGTACTTTGATAATAAAACTTGGACTGGTACTGGATCTAATGATACTGATTATAATTTCCTCAACTTCCAACCAGACTTAGCATTTATTCATTGTCGTAGTCATAATGATGACTCAACAGTATTTGATGTATTAAGAGGAGCGAATAAGGAAATGTATATTAACTCCGGTGATGCTGATTCAACTCCTTCTTCACCACATCACGGGTTACAAGCATTCCTTTCAGATGGAGTTAGATTAGGTCAAAATAATAGAGTTAATGGCTCTGGAAGGACATATGCAGGTTACTTCTTCGATGCTGGAACATCTGCAGCAACAGCTTCAACAGATGGAGGTATTACACCTACTGGTCAATGGGTGAACGCTACAGCAGGTTTTAGTATTACTACTTGGTCAGACCCAGGCGGTAATACTACAGATATAGGTCATGCATTAGGAGCACCGCCAGAAATTGTTATAACCAAATCTTACGATACATCTTCTAAAGCATTTCTACTTTATTCAAGAGCACTTCAAAGTACTCAAACCGCACAGATCATGAATACTAATAATGATTTCGAACCTAGTGATAATGCTTACTTCCCAACAGCAACAGATAATACTAAAGTTTATTTTGGAAATACTGGAAACATAACAGGTAATATGCTTATGTATGCCTGGACTTCGATACCTGGGTATTCCGCAATGGGAGTGACAACCGGAACAAATAGTACTGATGGTCCATTTGTATATACAGGATTCCGTCCAGCATGGATTTTAACTAAAGAAAATAGTGATAGTTGTCCTTGGCTTGTATTCTATAATTCAGTATGGAAATACAATGGTGGTGATTTCTATCCAAGAAATTTCAATGAATCTAATAAACATGAAGGTTTAGTAAACCATAATGGAACTGTAATTGATATATTATCTAATGGTTTTAAAATTAGAAATAATATATCTGGATGGAATTCATCGTCAAATAAAATCGTATGGATGGCAATAGCCGAACATCCATTTAAAACTGCGAGGGCTAGATAATGGGATATAGATATCAAGGTAAAAACTTACCTCTGGATAAAGCCTTTACTGATTCAAAAGGTACTAAATATCCAGCTAACTGGTTACGTTTATCAACACAACAACAACGTGATCAAGTGCCAGATGGTGCCATAACGTGGGAACCAGACTAGCACCAACTATAGATCTGCCTGGTCCTGTTATACCAGATCCAATACCTCTACCCCGTCCGTTATTGGACGCACCTAAGGCAGAATTACCTTCATTTAAACCGATGTTAGTACCAGCGAAGGCTTTAACAGTTCCTCCTGGTACTACATCAGAAGAAGAAGATAAGGAAGCGGAAAGACCACAACCGAAGCAGGTTGACATTCCTTTTACTAACTATCGGATGCCAGTTCCTGAAGGTGAGATAATGGTAACAGCGGCAACAACAGCTGCTATTTCAGTAGCTGCTACACTGACTGCTACCAGTCTTTTTAAACAATGCGTTAAGGTATTTAAACCTATTATAATGCAACTGGCCAAACGTATCCAAAAGAAATTCACCAAAAATGGAGACTCAGGAAAAGAAGAAGAATCTTCTACATAAACTGAAGGATGGGATTGAAGATCAAGAACAGCAGATACAAATACTAGGAACGTTTGTTCGATTAGGCGTTGTTGTCTGGGCTGGATTTATTATAACCTTGAATTACGTTGAACTACCCATGATTAAGAAAGGACAATCTGGGGATATCACGTTCGTGGCTAGCGTCTTTACTGGTGCATTAGCGACCTTCGGTTTGTCTACATCTAATAATAAAGGGAAAAATGTTCCCGTCAACTGTCCAATGTTAAATCAACCTAAAAAGAAAGAAGAATGAAAACCTTATGGCTATCACTCTTTTTACTGCTTTCACCCTCGGTAGCAAGAGCAAATCAAGTAACACCCGCCTTCACCCAGGGCTCAATGAACGCCACAACAACTACAACTCAAGTCGTCAACGAAGTAATCAACCAAAAAGTTTATGGCGGCGAATTAAACAGTTGGACTGGAACCAATGTAACCCCATCAGGGGATATAAAGGATTCCGCAACTACATTCAGCGTAACAACCGCTGGGGAGGACTTTCAACTAGAGATAGTGAACAGACCTCCAGACGCAACGACTGGTTTAGTCCTGTTAGAAACAATAGACATAGACAGAGACATAACCACCAATGCTACTACTACATCCTTATCTATCTTCTCGCAATAGGTTTACCTGTTCGTGCAGAAGGAGATGAGATCAATAATACTGCTGCTCCGGCGAGTACAGCCACTGGGAACGTTACTAATCAAGCTGTACAATTCCAAAACAATGGAGCACCATCTAGGCAGCAAATGGGAGCGGGTATAGTCTGTAATGGACCTACAATGACCTTCTCCCCTTTCTGGCTTGCTAGTGAGAATAAACCTTACGATCCTGAGAGCTATTCTAGAGGATGGAACTATGGAGGACAGATAAACTTCATGGTACCTCTAGATGGTTCCATAACTGAAAGGTGTAAATCAATAGCTAAACGACAAGAAGAAAAAATGCGAGTAGCCTATGAGTTATCTAGGATGGTCAGATGTACTGAACTTATGAAGAAAGGTTTTACCATTCGAGAAGGTTCACGCTTTGAACACCTATGTAATGACGTAGTTCCTATCGTACTCCAACCAATCAAAGTAAAAACAAATGACAACGCTACTAATTAAGCCAATTCTATTTTCCTTCCTAAGCTCTAAGTCAGTTAAACAACTGGTAGTTGATCTTTTAGAAGCTTATGCCAAGTCTACCGACAACACCATCGATGATGCTGCAGTAGCACTTGTTAAAAAGAATCTATTCCCTGGAGATAATGGCTAAAAAAGCTACTGAAGAGAACTTCAATGAGCTTCATAACCTCGTCACTAAAGAGTTCCTGAAAAGGATCAAGAGTGGCGAGGCTTCTGCCCATGAACTAAAAGCCGCTTGTGACTGGCTAAAAACAAATGATGTCACTGGAGTTGATTACGATGGAAGTCCATTGGATAAACTCAACAAACTAATGCCAACAGTCAACCCTGATTTAGTCAAAGAGAGGCTTTATGGTAAAATCACGTTATAGCGGAGCTACTTATGCGAATGGTAATCACAAGTCACAGCAAAAAGCCTACAACCGAACCACCAAAGGAAAAAGCTTAATAGGAAACGCACAACGTTTAAGAAAAAAGCTTGGGTTAGCTAAAGGTGATCCAAGAGATGCTGCACATTATAAAGGCAGTTCCACTGAAGGTAGACCGCAATCTAAAGCTAAGAACAGAGCTAGTAGATTAAAGATTAGGAGGACAGTATAATGGCAAGACAAGTACCTCCATGGTTACTTGAACTTCAAGAAATCAAACCTCAATTATTTCAAGACCTACCTAAATATGGATCTGATGAGTTTAAAGAAAGTGGTCTAGGTGCTAGGTTTAAAGGTAAGTTTGGTAGTATGCATTATAAGACATTTACTGATAACATAGAAAGTCAAAGACAATCTATTATAGAAGGTGCAAGACCTAGATCTTCTTTTAAAGGTAAAGACTTTACTAAAATTCCAACATTCAACCGTGAAAGGACTGTAACAGAACGTGTAGGTCGTGGCAGTTTCAAGAATATACCAGAATGGCGAGGTCCACATGGTGAATGGACTAGATTTGATCCTATAGTAGATCGATCTTATTCTGCAGATGATGATGTCCGTAATATACCAGTTAGTACACAGCTAAACCTTTATGAGGAATCTAATAGATCTCAAGCTTTAAGCAAGGCTGCGGAAACGAAAGATCCACAAGGTGATGGAAATCCTACTAACTCCTGGAGCGTAAAGAGTTTACAAGAGAGAGGTATTCTTAATACTAATAACACCAACGAACAGATTGCAAACACCACTAATGATGTTACTGTAGCTGGTTTTAAGGTAGGAAGCTTTGATAAGAATACTCAAGAAACAACTAAGCCAGCTACGATACCTAAACAAAATCAATTTTCAGGCAACATGGATCAGTTAACTCTTGAAGCTACTGACTATGGTGCAAATCCAGATAGAGCACCTTTAAAAAGTATTCAGAATCCTAGTGGTGAAAAGAAACCAGGAAATATAACTGAAGATATAGCTAAAAGTACTACTGAAACATCTAATGATCCAATGAAAGGTTTTAGTGATAGAACTAAAGATATACTGAATAGAAACCCAGAGATGAAACAAGATGTCTTAAAAGACCTTAAGGTTAATAAAGCAAGTGATACTGCTAGTTCAGGATCTAATGCAATGGGTAAGATATCAGCTGTAGCTAATTTAATTAAAGCTTTTGGTAAAAAAGATGAAGCACCAGCAGCTAAACCAATGGATACCAATATTAATACAGATCAATTAGCTTGGAATCTAGATCCTAGCTTAAGATTCTATACTTAGGTGGTAGATTATGTCTATTTTACAACAAGTATTACCTCATGGTCATCCTTTACCTGGAGCACTTACTGCAGCAGAATGGGCTAAAAGAGGTTTTGGTCCCAATGGTCTTACAGAATTAAACAGTGGTAGAACAATTTTATCTGCTGATAACTATAGAGCATTAGCTAATGATTTAAAAGTCAGGTTACAGAACAATGGTTATCATGGTACACCTACAGAAGTTAAAAACGGTGTTGGTAAATTCAAAGGTATAGGTGAACCACCAGAAGGTAGATATCTAACATCAGGCGGTCCTGGTAAATTCACATTAAAAGATGCAGCAAAAAGACTTAAACAAAGAGGAAAAGACGCTGTAGTTAGAAAAGGTAATGAAACTAAATTAACAAAAGCCTATCTTAAAGAAATTAGAATAGAAGCAGGAAAAGAATTTGATGAATTAGTTAAAGGTAAAACTTATAAATTTAAAGGAAAAGAGATAGATAGAAAAACTCATATAAATAATGCAGTTAATACAGCTATAAAAGAAACTAATCAATCATTTAAAGAGCAAAGAGGTAATCAACCTCATTTTAAAGGTAAATCTACTGTAGGACATGCTGCAGGAACTAGACATAGAGCTGCTGTACATTCTCCATGGAGCACCTTTCCACAAGAAATGAGGGAAAACGCAGAAGATAGAGGTAAGGCTTTAACTAAAAGCAGTTTAAAAAAAGTTAGAAATGCAGGTTTAGCGATAACAGCTAACGAAGCTGCTAGACTGCAATTAGGTAGAGATAGAGTAAATAATCCTTTATCAGGTGAAAGTCAAAATCGAATTATACGTGGTGAACCTGCTGACCTTGTTAAAGCCCAAGAACATTTAAGAAATAGAATTAAGATGTTACCAAAATCAGGTTTAAAATCTTGGCAAGCAACATTAAAAAGAGGGAATAGAGGATGGGGACTAGGTGGAGGTGCAAAAGTAATTATGAGTAATTCTTTTGCTGCTCAACAAGATTTCATTAATGAAGGAGCTAATGCTATTGATGAAGTACCTCATTCATCACTTGGTGAATTTATAGCTGGCGATGAACTTACTAGACCACGATCTATAGGACTCTTCTCTGGTGTTTAAACCTATTAAATGACTAATACCCTATGACAGATGTTTTAACCGCCCTACAGGACGATTTCAAGCTGTTTCTGCAAGCTTTGTGGGACCAGCTTGATCTACCGTCTCCAACAAGAGCACAGTACGCTATCGCAGACTACCTACAACATGGACCTAAACGATTACAAATACAAGCCTTCCGGGGTGTGGGTAAGTCTTGGATTACTGGCGCTTTTGTTTTGTGGACACTATTTAAAGATCCTGAACGTAAGATAATGATTATCTCTGCCTCTAAAGAGAGAGCAGACAACATGTCCATTTTCCTACAAAAA